TATATTGAAGTTTACTACAATCGAATCAGACGACATTCTGCAAACGGCTGGTTAAGTCCTGAAACCTTTGAACATAAATATTTTAAGAATTTAGAGGGATATGTTGTCCACGATACTGTCTAGGATCAAAACCTTGCCAATCTGCTTTTAGATATTCAATCACCTCTGTTTTGTATAAACCGTTTACCGTTTACCGTTTACCGTTTACCGTTTCAGCTAAAGCATTATAGTATGAGTCCCTGTCCACTCATAATGTTCTCTCCTATGCAAAAAGAATAGACGATATTTGTCTAGGAGAGTGGTGGCAGTCCAATAATAGATTGAGTCGTTTGATAAAGGTCTTCTATCCTTGTAAAGTATATAAGCTTCAGCAACTGTTGGAATTAACCTAGATAGTTCCTGATTAGAAAGATAATCAACGCGAACCTGCTTTTTTTGTTGAACTGGATCTACTCCTTCATCCATTAAAATAAGTAGACGCTTAGCTTCAGCTCTGGCTTGCTCAAGTGTATAAACGCCGTGCTTTCCTATCACTTTGCGCTTTGATTTGGCATCTTCTTTTCTGCAAAATAGCTTTTTGTCTTACCGACGCACAAACCAAATCCTATTGTCGCAGTATCTCGATAGAAAACTTGTTTATCCTGACAAAGTGGGATTGAATCTATTGCTGATTTTTTAAATTTAATATGATTGGCCATTTCAGTTATAGCAGTGATAAGCAATTTCTAACGATACAACACAATAATTATGAAGTCTATTAAGGGTCTATTTTTGAAGAGAATATGGGTGGTTTTGAGATGAGGTCTTTATCTAAATTATTGTTATATAAAATTAAAAATGCCTCCGAAGATGCCGCTGCAATGTCTTTACCCTTGAACCCTTAAGTTCAAGGTTTACACTAAATTGTATTCAACATTAAGCAACAATAAGGTATAAATAATCATTCAAAATCAATAAATTAATGTATTAATCAACATTAATCAATAATAAAATATATTAGAAAATAATTTTTTAGTATACACAGAGTATACTTTTATTTTGGATTTTTGGTATACACAGGGTATACACCAAAATAACTATCGTAGACAAAATTAAAGCGGCTCAATTGGCCGCTTGCATTGAAGTGCTTTTTAGCTTCTGTCGATTAAAATACTCTATAGCATCTGATTTTTGATAGCTAACTTTTCTTGCACCTTTTGTGAACGGAATGCCGCCACCAGTACATCTTTTTAATTGTAGCCATGACATTGACACGTTAAAAACAATTGCGATGGTTTCTGGTGGAAAAAAAGCATTGTTGGGTGCATCCCAGAATTGTTTAGAATGTACCAATTTATCATCAGCAGTCATACGTTCTAGCTTAGATGGGTGTTTTGACATTTCAACCTCTAATGAGAAGATTTTTGCTCAAAATTGATAATATGTAGACAATTTGAGCAAAATATTTCACAATTTACTGAATGATTCATATTTTTCATAAGCAGCTTGGACAGAGCCAAGTTCGTACGAACCACTCTTCATTTCAAAAATTTCGTAAATGGTGTAAGCCGAGTTAAGTGTGGCAAATAGTTCAGTAGTTTGAAAAAACTGTTCAAAAGATTCATGCATCATGACACCTCTTTTAAACTTTCAATCAATGTAGAGTTTTTGCCCGCACCACACTCTAAACAGTGTGTGTACATGCCTTGCTCATTGCCAGATTCTTCATCAGGCTCAAAGTTGGCAGGGTATTCAGAAGCATCTAAAAACACCGTATTCACGATGAGTCCGTTGCGCTTGTAGTGAACATGTGGGGCTAAACCATAATATGGAAAAACGCTATCATCATCGCCGTTCCAGCAGTGGTCGCAGTATTTTGAGATCATGCCTGCACCTCGAATACTTTACGAAGTGCTGCAACCACTTGCTTTACTTTTACTTCTGAATCCCAAGCACCGAAGTTGTAATTATTTCCATTTTCGTGTGATAGGATTAACTTGTAACCATCCTTATATTTCAGTGACTCATTTAGAACCCAACATTCTTCACCTATTTTTGGCTCAGTAGGCGCAGGCACTTCAATGCCATTAATTGAGATGGTGCGGGGTTTAATCCAAAACTGATAATCGCAATTTGGATCAAGAGCTAATGCCAAATATGGAGGGTGTTCAATAAATCTTTTTGCATCAGCAATAGATTCTGAATTTGCCTTCCATAGAACATCCTCACCATCCGCTAAAGCGCGAAGGGCATCAGCACCGCTGATTAAGCCATTTTGTTTTCTGTGCTTTACAGCAAGATCGCGAAGTTGAGGCAGGGTGAGTTCTTGGCACTCTTCCAAATTTGTATCGCTGCTGTAAAAGCTTCCGCTGCCATCTTCAAAAACTACAACCCATGCAACATATTTTTCATACTTAGATGAGTCAAGACTAAAACCCAAATCATGGAAAAGATCACGAGCTTCTCGACTTTCAGCTTCATTGTTGATGCGAATTTTGTAGTTATTCATTGTCCTGTCTCACTAAAAAACACATCAATCTCATCAAGCGATTGAGCATCAATAAAACGATCACCGTCAATGCATTGGACACAATCACCGGTAGCAATCATGTAGGTTTTTGCTGCATCAGCATTGTTAAATTTTTTAAGTGGTTTCTTGAACCATTCTTGCGTATAGAACATTTTATCTTGATGTTCTTGTGGAGAGCCAAGCCATAGTGCAGGGCGGATCCAGTGACATGCTTGAAAGAAGTTGTCCGTATTGCCGAGTGAATAATTGATTTCTTCACGCATGCGCACAACCGCGGCAAAAGCAATATCACCTGATTCAGCAGGCAATTGTTCAGGTTCGCTATCTGGCTCTCCAACAATTTCAACACAATACAGAACTTTGTCACTGCTAGTAATCAACGGCATGATCAAAGCTTTGGCTTCCGCATAATCTGTACGGAAAAAGTTAATTATTGCAGCATCTGTTTGACCCAGTGGTGTAACTTTATGGTATGCAATCTCACCCAAAGCATGTGTAATTTCAACCATGGTCTGCAAGTATTGAGGATTGAATACGGGCATATCATTGTTAATAAAACTGCATTCATGAAATTCAGGAATTGCCTTTTTCCAGTTCATGTAGGCATATTTAAAGTAATTTTTAAAACCCTCATAGGCGCAATATGCGTTCGGGATTTCTAAGTGACCCGAATTAAGATCGGTATCAAATACCAGTTTGCAATTTCGATATGATGAAAAGCTCTCAATTTTTTCCAGAAATGATTCAACATGCGGTTTAGGAATTTGAATATTGATTTCTGGATCTACATCATTCAGTGGTGAAAAAAACATAATATGGCCATTTGTTGCCACAATATGACCATTATCAATGGCTATGTTTTCAAGCATTGGTCGCCAGTCATCATTATCAGCAGCACATAACGAAGCTGCTTTAAGTAATGCGATTGGTAAAATAATTTCGTGTTGCATGGAATTTCCTCTCTGATTTATTGAATACCCCATCGGCACGGCGGGGCGACCGCATATATCCCATTGCCTAGTGATTGTTGTTCATAGCTACTCGCTCAAATGTGTAGCCGCACATAGGAAGCCTAAGGAGTTGCTTTTTCGCTAATTCTCGATCACCTACCGAGCTACATGCTGATCCACCACGCTTACAGCAAAGCAAACATCCTTGTTGGTGCACGTTGAATTATTTGAGTATTCCTGCAGCAAGCAGTTTTTTACGAAAGGTGCCACGATTGATTCCGAGAATTTTTGCAGCTTGGGTTTGATTACCTCTAGTTTTTACTAAAACCTCATTAATCAATTTTTTTTCAACTTGCTCAATCACCGCTTTGTGTAAAGCGCCTTTGTGTGCTTGTAAAAACTCATCTGTTAGAATTTTTTGATTCATTGTGTTAATCCCTTATCCAGCCACAGCTAAATAACAAAAATGAATAGCGATCCACACCACCAGAGCCAAAGCAAAAAACAATGAAAATTCTTTAGCATTCACCCAAACGTTCTGCCATCGATTAGGGCGTTGTTCTTCAGCAGTGGGGTGCTGGTAAAGGATTGGAGTCGTTTGACTCTCTATAATTTTTTGTTTCATAATGTCCTCGTAAGTTTGCAAGTGCTTATGTGAAGCCCCTACGCCATCCAAAGTGAAGGGGCTTTTTTATTGGTTATGCGGTAAATGTACCGATACGAACAGGATTTTCAGGAAGCAACTCAAGGACTGCACCCTTAAAATCTTTGACGATTTCGTCTAAAATTAATTCTTCTTGGACGATTTGAAGTGCAAATACAGGCTTGTCATCGCTCGTATTGATTAAAATACGCAATACAATTAGGCGAGAATCAAGACCGACATAAGCTGGATCTTGAATTTTAAAATAGGCTGGTGTTGCAGCATCATTGGATCGTGCTTCAACCTGTTCTAAACGTGAACGACTTTCAGATAAATTACTAACTGCGGCATCAACTTTTACAGATGCGCCAATTTGCATATTGCGTACAGCGGCTAAGGCTTGAGCGCCACCAATTTCATTACCATCAGCATCGGCAATTTCTAAAACACTCACCCAATCTTCAAGAAAAACAGCAAAATCACGCTGAGATAACTTTTTGTCTTTAAGATTTTGCAGCTTTGTCCAAACCACTGTTGGCTCAAGCTGCAAGATAGCCTTGTGGTCACAGTGACCTTGTGCATATTTGTGTTGATGATAATTTAGCAGTGCAACAGCACGCATGTTTTTATGATCTACAAAAACAGGGGCAGCATTTGGAATAACAACTTCATCATGTTGATGTGGGTTGCTTGCCAAAACATAGCTTTTAAAATCTTCAAATGATGGTGTAGCTAAAATCCCACGAGCACGATTACGTCCATCTTGAAATTCTTCAAGATCCATAACACTATATTTATCATGTATAGCAGCAAGATCACCGCGTACAAGTTCAATACCCGGTTTAGCTAGTTCAACAATTGCATTTGCTTCTGTGTTTTCCATTTGTAGTCACTCTACTGGTTGTAAAAAGGATGAATTAAAAGTGGAGCGCCGTTAAGCACGCTCATGTTCTTTAAATAATTGGCTGGTATGATTGGCGAAAATGGTGACGCTGCCATCTGTATTGAGATACATTGGAGTTTCAGAGGTTGTATCTTTGAACGCTTGCCTTTGGCAGTAGGTTCCACATAGGCCAAAGTGTGAGAAATGTTGACTTGGTTAGATTCACCGATTCGAGAAATATCCAAGGTCACTTGGACTTTGCCTTTTTTACCATTTGCCACTACGCCTTGAGCAACTTCTGAAATTGCAATCCCAAGCTGTTGTGAGAAATTACCGCCTGAAAGGTCGGCTACAAATTGCGGGGCATCGGTTTGTTTGATTGACATGTTATTACCTCACTCGTGTTGTTAGCCTCGCTTTTTGTTTTGGCGAGGATTTGTTGTCTGTGAGGTAAATTTATCAAAAGATAATTTATCAAGCAATAGCATTTGATAAATAAATTTATCTATTTTTCTAAATATTGATAATTTAATGATATTTTTATAATAAAAAAACCTGATAAAATTATCAGGCTCTCAATGTACATTTATGTAAATTTTTTATAGTTCACCACACCGCCATTTGATAAGCCCCTTGATTCTTATATTCTGAAGATCATCAATTGACATAATTTCATCTGGATATGTTGTTTTATCAGGATTATCACTAACTATTCTTAAACCACCATTCGATAGCTTGAATAGGCGTTTAATGCGTAATTCATTATTTGCAACGAATGCATAAATTTTATCACTTACAACATGTTCAATACTATTTACTCTTAAATCAGCCAAAACAGCATCACTATGATTAATTTTTGGCTCCATACTTCGACCATCACCACAAATAATGCCTGTTTCTTCATGATTAAACGATAAGCCATGTTTTCTAAGAAAACTACTCTTAAAGACTAAACCGCCTTTTATTAGGTCATCTTCGTTGGTATAGCCGTGTCCACATGCTGCCTTTACATCATACATTGGAATAATGACATATTCGGAATCATCTAGTTGTGTTGGTCGAAGAACACCATTTTCAATTTTACTTTTCCCAAAAGGGCTGTTCTCGTCAAGGGAATCTAAGAAGTTAACATCAAGGTTAAGATTTTTTTCTATTTGTCTGGCCTTCATCTCACTCACGCCTCTAGCCCCCTTTTGATCAGGCTCCATAAGCATCTGAGAAAGATATGTTTTATCAATTCCAACAGCAGCCGCTATATCCTCTTGACGATCATAAATCTTATCAGAGGTAAGTTGATCAATTAGCTTACGAAGATTTTTACGCCGTATTTCTTTCAAGTTCATGTTTAAAACATTCATAAGACAACCATTTATCAAATGATAACAACCACAGCTAAATTAAGCTAATTATCCTATTGCATTTCTATTTATCAAAAGATAAACTAAATTGATAAATTAATTATCAATAGGATTAGCAATGGCTGCTCAAAAGCAATCACTTTCTAGCTACCTTAATTCTCTACACACAAAAGAAGCAAAAGAGAATTTTGCTAAGAAATGCAAAACAAGCCTTGGTTACTTGAGATTAGTAACGTCAGGTGTACGTCAATGCAGCGCAACTCTTGCAATTGCGATAGATCGAGAGAGCAAAGGTCAAGTGACATGCGAAGAGTTATGTCCTGAAGCTGATTTTGCATATTTGCGTAATTCCAATACCGAAGTTGCTTAACCCATTCTCACAAAACGCCGTCATTCGGTAAACGTGAATAAATTCAAGGATTCACATATGGAAATTTCACAAGAAACAAAAACTGCGCTTTACAAGATGATCCACCACTCAGAGGGCGTTACACCTAAAGATGTGGCAGACGTTTTAGATATTTCGCACAAAACTGTTTTGAACTATGCAAATCCGAATATGGACCAGCATTTACCAAGCCTTAAAGCATTTGAAACAACTTTGATTTATACGCAGAACCCAGCGGTGCTTAAAGTTTGGGCGCATAAATTGGGCTTAATGATGGTGCCAGTTAAGCAGGCAACTGAAAAAGAACACCAGGTCAGTGTGCTTGAGTCGTTATTACATCTAAACATTCATAACGGCCAAATGAACAAACATGTGCATGACATTCTGGAAGATGGTGTGGTTACACCTGACGAATTGGGCGAAACCCTACTTTTAATTGAGTCATTAGAACAAGAGCTTGCCAGTTTTAGAAAAGCGATCGAAACAGAGGCAAAGAAATATTTATCGGCTGCACAAACAGAAAAAGCCTGATTTCACGGATCAGGCTTTTAACGTTGATAACCAAAAGGAAATCAAATGAACATGTTGGCTAAATTTAATCACGAACAACAGGTGATGTCTAGTAAAGAGTTACTAGAATTGATCAATCAGGTTCGTCAAGGCATGGGTGAGCCGTTACTTCGTCTGAACAGTTTTAATGCAAAAATTGAAGATGAGCTTGACGGGGAGAACTACACAAAAAATGTAGTTCAAAATTTCAACAATACCGAGTCAGTCGTTTTTGATCTAACACTTGAGCAGTGCATGTTGATCGGGATGCGTGAATCGAAATCGGTTCGCCGTCATGTTCTGCATAAATTGAAAGAAATGGAGGTGCAGCAATCGCATGAGCTCAGTCGCTTAGAAATTTTGCAACTAGCACTTGATTCAGAACAAAAAGCGATTGCCTTACAACAGAAAGTTGCAGTGTTAGAACCTAAGGCGCAGGCATTAGATGTGATTGCAGACACCACAAACACGTACAGCATCCGCGAGTGTGCCAAGACCATTGGCATCCAAGAAACCAAGTTGATTGATTTCATGCTCAAAAAACAGTGGGTGTATCGAGAGAACAGCAGACACCGCCGTTTATGTGCTTATGCGCATCGAGTAGAGCAAAAAGTAATGGTTAATAAAGTTTCAAAGGTCGTGGCTTGTGACGATGGTGACAAGGTTTTTACTCAGGCACGTATCACGGCGTTTGGTTTGACTCGCTTAACTGCGGCTATTGAAAAGGCGGGTTTGAAATGAGGTATTTGTCACTTTTTTCTGGTATCGAAGCGGCAACTGTAGCTTGGAAACCTTTAGGATGGACGTGCGTTGCTGTATCAGAAATTGAGAAGTTTCCTTGTGCTTTACTAGCTCATTACTATAGCAATGTTCCAAATTTGGGTGATGTCACAAAAATAACAGAAGAGCAAATTAAATCACTTGGACGAATTGATTTAGTTGTATTTGGCTCTCCTTGTCAGGATTTATCTGTAGCTGGCAATAGAAAGGGGTTTGATGGTGAGCGCAGCAGCTTATTCTTCGCGGCAATTAGAATTATTCGATGGGCTAAACAATTCTGCCAATGCCGATTTGCACTCTGGGAAAACGTGCCAGGCGCTTTTAGCTCAAACAAAGGTGCCGACTTTGCAGCAGTGGTTGAGCAAATGGCAGGATGCAGAAATATTACAACACCCAAAAACGGGTGGGGAAGCGAGGGCGCAGCGTTGGGCGACTTTGGATTGCTCGAATGGGCAGTATTGGACGCGCAATGGTTCGGCGTGGCGCAGCGACGCAAGCGTGTGTTTGCTCTCATCGATTTTGGAAACTGGTTTGATCGACAACCGATACTTCTTGAGCCAGAAAGCTTGCGTGGGAATCCTACGCAGAGCGGCCGCACGAAAAAAGACAATTCCTCCGCTGTTGCTAAATGCCTTACAAGACGTGGCGCAGGCGGTTTAAATCAAGATCCTGAAACAGCAAATTTTGTTGTGCACGGCTCACAAGACCCAAATATTAATTATGACTTAGCGCATTGTCTTGGTCGTAATAGAGGGCGTGAAAATGTTGTTTTTGAAACCGCTGCGACACTCACCCGAGGATTTGGAGACAGGGGGGTGGATGCTGATCAGATTGCAAATGGTAACTGTGCAATACAGAACAAAAAAGTAAGACGTCTAACCCCTCTTGAATGTGAGCGACTCCAAGGATTTCCAGACAATTATACAAATATACCTGGTGCAACTGACACACCAAGATATTCAGTTCTAGGTAATTCAATGGCTGTTCCTGTAATGCGTTGGATAGGCGGACAGATTCAAAAAGTTATTGGGACAATTGTATGAGCAAATTTATCCCTAACTCATTCCAAGTACCAAACGCTTTTGTCGATGAAGTTTTAGACAAAATATCTGATTCAGCTTGCAAAATTTACCTTGTGATTTGTCGCAAAACACGTGGCTGGAATAAAGAAATGGATTCTATTTCTTTAACCCAGTTTGAAGAAATTACAGGTAAAAGCCGTCCAACCATCGTCAAATGCCTTAAAGAATTGATCAAAATTGGACTTGTTATTGAAGAAGAAAGCACGATCCACGGTAATACATTTAAGCTTGGAAATGAGACTTCAATTGGCTGTGTTTTAAACTTTCCTAGTAAAAATATTTTACTAGATGAATCAAATTCGAGTAGTAAAAAATATTTACCACTGCTAGTTAAAAATTTTAACCACGCTAGTAAAAATATTTTACCGCTGCTAGTAAAAATTTTTAACACACAAAGTATCACTATCAAAAACAACTCTCAAAGTAATAAAAAAATAAATAAAAAAGATTCGGCTCAACAACCTGAATCTAAAAAATCTGAGAGTCAAAAATCAGAGAAATTTGATTTTAAAAACGCACTCATTGAAAACGGCGTTTCTGAAAAACTCGCTACTGAGTTCATGCAAGTTCGTAAGGCCAAAGGCGGCGTAAGCACTGAACGTGCATTTTCACTTCTTTCAAAACAGATTGAGAAAGCGAATCTCAGTTTCGTACAAACGATTGAGTTTTGTTTGAACCGCCAAAAGCCTTGGGCAGCGTTTGAAGCGCAATGGTATTTCAACGAACAGAATCGTTCTTCACAGCCTCAGCAAACAAATCAGCGTTACCAACGCCGTTTTGGTAACTCACAGCCACAAGCGCCAGAAATGCGCGATGTAATGGGAGAGCATGCATGAGCAATATTCAATTATTCCAAGATGCATTTGCCGTGGATTTTCCAGTTGACGTGGCTGAAATGGTTCTTTCACGCATTGAAATGATTCATGGCGCAGATTTCCAAAAGCTCTATGGCCATTTGTCGAATGATGAGCTTACACAGCTTGCATGCACAGTTCTTGACGGTATTTCACCAGTTGAGCTTAAGCGCGGTATTCAACGCATGAATACTGAGAAGTGGTGCCCGAAGTTACCAGAGTTCCGTTCATGGTGCGTTCAGGCGGGTGACTGGTGGACTGCTGATCAAGCTTGGGCAAAGACTTTGAATTTTATCAATGACAACAATCTGCCAATCACAACGCTGGCAAAAGCGGCATTTGATGAAGTGAAACATATTCTAGAAAACGAGGGTCAAAAATCGGCACATTACGCTTTCAAAGATATTTACCAGGATTACCTTGTTCGGGCGCAAAAAAAAGGCAAAACCCAAGAAATGTGGGTCAAACCTAAAAAAACACACAAGTTAACCCATGACCGCAAAACTGTGCAATGTCCAGCACACCTTATGAAACAAGTTAAGGGCTTGAATAAGCTGTCAAAAGGAGACGCAGCATGACTCCTACAGATGCAACATATATTGAAAATGATGGCACATATTGGAAGTCGGAAAATGGTTGTTGGTATTACTGGGATGAAATATTTGAATGGTGTTTTTATGTGGGCCCAGTCAACCAAATGTTTTTTGGAAATAAAAGAGAAATTGGGGTGAACAATGAACGCACATAAATTTGTAGCAGAAAAAGGGATTGAGAGAGCTAAAGCGGTTTTAGAGGGTGCGCCTGATTGGGCTAATTTTTGGATAAGTAGGGACCAATATCACTGCTCTGTTATGAGCTTTACAAATATGACAGGGCATTACTCAATTGATCTTTCAGAACTCAAACAGGTGGTTGAGAGCATTGAAAACATAGAGTTTTATGGAGGGTTTGCTGAGGTTGAATTTAAAATAAAACGTGCTGAATTTAATGGCTGGTTTTGTATTTCAGTACCACACGAAGATGGATTTGCTGAATGGTATGTGGAAAATGCAAAAAAAGCCATCTCAGACTACGAGCTCGTTGGGTCTTACAAGGAGAATCAGCATGTTTAAGGTCGGGGATTTGGTTGTTTTTACTGATTCTGAAACATATAAGAACCCATTATTAAAGATTGTTCATATCCCACTTCAAAAAGTGATGATAGTTAGCACTGGTATTAATGGCTATACAGATTTTTCACATTTAAGACACGCCACACCAGACGAAATAGCAGCAGGCCAACGAATAGATTGCGAAGTCTTAGACATGGTCGATGTTAGCCCGAATTGTGAGGTGATCAATGAAACTCACTAAGGCTCAAAGAGCAGAACTAAAGCAAAAGTTTGGCGGGCATTGTGCTTATTGCGGTGAATTGTTAGGTGATAAGTGGCACGCGGATCATATAGACCCAATACGTAGAAATTGGTGGGAAAACACCAGTGTTCATCCTGAACGCGATGTCATAGAGAATCTAAACCCAGCTTGTGCGCCATGCAATATCAATAAGCACTCATGTTCTCTTGAGGGGTTTAGAAAACAAATTGAACATTATCGGGATGTTCAATTGCTTCGAGATAGTGGAACGGCACGACATCTTATTCGATTTGGTTTGATCGAGATTAAGCCTAATCCAGTCATCTTTTATTTTGAGCGTTGTGAGGTGCGGAATGGATAAGTGTAGAGAGGCGTTTGAGCAAGTTGACGAGATTAAAGATAGTTTGAGTGAAAATATTGTGTTTATTGGCAATCAATACACCACTTCAAATGATGGTTTTTATGACTTAGTTAACTGGTTGAATGGTGCTTGGTATTCTTTTCAAGAACAGCAAAAACAGGTTGATGAGTTGCAGGCACGGGTGGATGAGCTTGAATCAGCGTTCAAGCACTTAATAGAAATGAAAAACAAGTCAATTTCTTATGAGAATGACTTATTTGATAAGGGGTGGAATCAATCATCAAAGCAAACTCTTGAGAATATTTACAGATTAACAGGGTTGGGGGAGCAAGCGCTCAAAGGGGGTGGAGCTTGAAAATACTAGTTGGTGTCGATACTGGTGTAAACACAGGGTTCGCAGTAGCAGTTGATGAAGGACAAGGCGGTTATCTCATTCAGGTTATTTCTTTAACTATTACTCAGGCAATGGAGCGAGTTAAAGAGCTTTGTGAATTATACGTTAAATCAAATGTTCATTTATTTATCGAGGATCCACGGAAGCGCACATGGTTTACAGGTGGGCGAGAAAAAGCACAGGGTGTAGGGTCAGTGAAGCGTGATGCTCAAATATGGGAGGATTGGTGTAAGGAAAATAAAATTAATTACACGCTGGTCCACCCAAGAGACAACTGTACCAAATATAAGTCAGAAACATTTAAAAAAGTAACGGGTTGGGCAGGGCGTACCAATGAACACGCGCGCGATGCTGCAATGCTTGTACATCGCCGTTATATTCGAGCATAGAGGGAAACATGTCAGAACTATTGTTGGACTTAAAAGGTGACCTACGGGCAATAGCAGAGGTGATTGGTCGCCAGAAGGCACTGTATCTGGTTAGTCAATGCCCAAGATATAAAGTCGAAAAAAGGACGGGTAGTGGTCAACTCTTACTTTATATCCCACAACCCTGTCGTTTAAGAACCAATCATAAACTGGTCAATATGTTGGGTTATGCAGATGCAATGAAGTTATGCACAATCTTTGGGGGGGAATTATTAGTATTGTCACAGTGTCGCCATATTCTGCTGAAGAATAGAAATGAGGGGATTAGGGCAATGTTAGATATAGGTTTTAAAATAGAGGATGTTGCCCGATATTTTGAACTACACCCGCGTACAGTCAAAATTACAGCCTGTAGTTCAACCTAAGCTCATGTGAAAAAGTGAATAATGAAATAAAACACTCATCTATTTCAAAATAATCAAAACAACACTTTTGAGACTTCAACAGAAATGAGTTGGCATGATTTTTATGAAGCAGTAGTCAAGGCACTAAACGATTTTCAGTTTTTCATTGCTGGCTTGTTGGGAGCAACGGTTGTGACCAGATACCACAAAGATCGCTTGAAAAACGTATGGGATTACGCCGTATTTATCCTTTCAGGGGCAATCACGGCGCATTACCTGACCCAAGTCGTGATTCATTTATTCAATCTTGAACCTATCCATGCAGGTGGCGTAGGTTTCTTGCTTGGTGCATTTGGTGGCATGATCATTCAAGAACTCACGACTTGGATCAAGACTGGTGCTTATAAAGATCAAAATTTCTTTTCTTATTTTGCAGACATTGTAAAAGAATGGCTTAGTCGAGGTAAGAAATGACAGATTTCAATACCTATATCACTCGGCTATTACGTGCGGAAGAAGGCGAAGTCCTAAATGAATATAAAGACCATTTGGGATATTCAACCATCGGAGTTGGTCGCTTGATTGATAAGCGCAAGGGTGGTGGCATTACGGCGGAAGAATCAGCTTATTTGCTCGGCAATGATATTCAAAAGCGACTGACCGAGCTTGAACGTAAATTACCATGGATCAAATCACTTGATGATGCGCGCCGTGGTGTACTTGTATCTATGGCTTTCCAGATGGGAGTCGATGGCTTGCTTGGTTTTAAAAATACCTTAGAGATGGTGCGTACAGGTCGCTATACAGAAGCGGCTAAAGGTATGCTTAACTCACTATGGGCCAAGCAGACACCACAACGTGCCAAGCGTCACTCAGAGCAGATGAGAACAGGCCAGTGGGTGATTAAGGATGGATTTTAATAATAATATAAATTAATAGTTTATCAAGGTACTTCCAGCCACCCACCCCAAGCGGGGGCAAAGACCTCGCGGGTTTTCATATCTGCGTGAATTTCAAAATCGCACCAAACTACTATATCTCGCATAAACAATGGGTTGGAATTTGAGCTTAAATGGCGGAGTTAAAAAAGGGTCAAATCGTAAATAGGACGGGGCTTTCAGATGTTTTTGGAGTGGCTTTAACTACGATTGATTCTTGGGTTCGTCTGGGCTGTCCAGTTGTAGTCCGTGGTCGTGGAAAAGGTCAAGAATGGCAGTTTAATACAGCTCAAATTGCTAAATGGTTGCAAGATAAAGCGGCTGATGATGCAGCAGGGGAAATACCCGATGACATTAATCTTTTAAGAATAAGAAAACAAAAAGCAGAAACAGAATTAGCGGAACTCATGCTTGCTGAAAAAAAAGGGCAGGTCGCATTAATCTCAGAATTTGAACAGGCTCAAGCCGTGGTATTTGGCATCATTCGCTCAAACATGATGAATATACCGCAACGTGCAGTTTTACAACTACTGGGTGAAACAGATGCACGTATTTTTAAAGAAAAACTGAGAGCTGAAATCGTACTGGCTTTAGAGACTGCCGCTGAAGCTGAATTGGAGGATGATGAGGATGTCTGATTTATCTTTATTCAGTAATTATTATTCAGTGATGGATGCACTTAAGCGATCAATGGAGCATCTAGTTCCACCACAAGATATTAAACCAAGTGTTTGGGCTGAAAAAAATATTAAGATTCCCGCGGGTAATGCGATACCTGGACCAATTAATTTTGACAATGCGCCTTATCAACGTGGCATGATCGATGCGATCAAAGAGTATGGTGTACGCCGTATCACTTATATGACGGGTGCACAGCTTGGCAAAACGACTATTCAACAATGTGCAACGGGTTACTTTATTGCACATGAGCCAAAGTCACAGATATTTGTTCAACCCACGCAAGGTGATGTTCAGACTTTCTTAGAAACCAAACTACGCCCAATGATTGAGGCAAACAAGTCGATTGCACATAAAATGGCAAAGCCCCGCAGCCGTGATGGTGTAAATAACAGCCGTATGATTTCTTATATCGGCGGGTGGCTTATGTTTTCATGGGCAGGTTCCCCTAAAACCTTGCGTTCACGTTCTGCCCCAATAACCCATGCAGATGAAATCGACGGTATGGAGGCTACAGCGGAAGGCGATCCTGTTGAGTTGTTGTCGCAACGTTCTGCTACTTTTGGTGATCAAGCGCTGAGGACTGAATCAAGTACCCCAACTGTAAAGGGTGCTAGTCGTGTTGAATCTGCATATTACCGCGGTGACCGTCGTCGTTATTACGTGCCATGTCCTAAATGTGGTGAGGCGCAGTATCTAAAATGGGAAAATGTTCATTGGAATGGTAGGCAATCAACCAATATTCAGGATGCTCGTGAAGATTTAGATCAGGAACATGATGTTGATTCGGCTGGTTATCGGTGTGAATGTTGCGATCAGATTTGGTCGGATGGTGAGCGTATTGCGGCTATTCGTAATGCTGAAAAATTAGGGCATGGCTGGAAAGCGGAACTGCCCTATAAAGGGCATATTAGTTTTCATGCACCTGAGATGCTTTCTACATTTCGTAAGATGTCAGATATTGTCCAGTCCTATTTAGATAAATTAGCTTTGGATGATTTACAGGTTTTTGTGAATGTATCGCTCGGTGAAACTTTTGAAGAAAATGCAGACAAAGTTGATTCTGGAACCTTGCAGGCTAGAGCTGAGGAATATAAAGCTACGGTGCCATTAGGTGGAGTGTATCTAACTTGTGGTATTGATATGCAGATGGATCGGCTTGAACTTGAAATTGTAGCTTGGGGTGTGGGTGAGGAGAGTTGGTCCATTGATTACCGTGTTTTGTGGGGAGATCCTCTAGGTGAGGAAGTTTGGCAGGATTTAGATGATGTGCTGGAAGAAACCTATATGCATGAATCTGGATCTCAACTCAATATTTCAGCAGCATGTTTAGATACAGGTGGTACGAAAGGCTATACACAAGCCGCCTATGAATATATTAAAAGTCGCCGTAGCCGTAAATTATTTGCCATTAAAGGTCGTGGTGGATGGGGATTACCTATTGTACAAAGCCCGCAGCGCAAACAATCTGGTAAAGATAAACGTAAAATTGACTTGTTTATTGTGGGTACAGATGAAGCCAAGCTGGTTGTTACTCGTCGTTTGACTTTGGAAAAAGGTGGACCAGGTTATTGTCATTTTCCTATTCAGCGAGAGGCAGAGTGGTACAAGCAACTGACCGCTGAAAAATTGGTACTTAAATATATTAAAGGTCAGCCGATACGCGAATGGCACAAGCCAGATCGAGCGCGTAATGAGGGCTTGGATTGTCGTGTTTATGCATTAGCTGCTTTAAAAATCATGCAACCTAATCTCAAACGCATTAATGAACGATTAGAACAGCATGATGTACAGCAATCTACGGTTAAAGAGCCTGAACCAAAACCGATTGCAAACAATGTAGCGAAGGTCGTGGTTCGTAAAAAACAACAGATTCATGAAAAGTCATCATCTACTGTTATTAAAAAGAAAAAAGTGTTTGGGAATAAGAAATAAGACTTTATAGATTAAATAATCTAGATTTACACATCCGAAATATTGGGTAGATTAAAAGCAATACCGAATACCAAGATATTGATAGAAACCCTAGATTCTTAAACCAAAATTTTGCATCAACAATAATTAACGTCATTATGAACAGCATAAGTAAAACACTAAACAAAATCATGTAATATGCAAAGTCTTTCAAATCCAATGCCATTTAAACTTTTTGCGATTTATAAGAATAGGGTGATTTAATATTCATTGTAAAGATTTGAAAAAGTGAATAATGAAAAAATAATGATGATTTCCGAAGATAGTCTTAACTGGCTTACTTCGGTCATCATCATTCATGAGTTGTATTCGATTCCCTAAAACAATTACCGCAGGGGTTACGCTGAATTTTCGCGCAACCTTAACGGCTTATCCTGCTTCATCTGGTTGGTCTTTAGTTGCGTATTTGCGTGGTAATTCTGCCATAGACTTAAATTCGCAAGCTGATGGCAATCAACACCTATTTAATATTCCTGCCGACACAACCAAAAACTATAAAGCGGGTCATTATGGCTATTCATTACGCGCTATTCATACCACTGGATTGATTGATGAAATTGAATCTGGTGTGGTGGAGATCAAAGCTGATCTAGCAACCGTTACTGAAAATACCGATCTTAGAAGCCATGCACAAAAAACTTTAGCTGCAATTGAGGCGGTGATTGAAAACCGTGCCACGCTGGATCAAGAACGTTATCGCATTAATAACCGTGAATTGTACCGAACCCCTTTTGACACTTTGGTCAAACTACGTGGCTTTTATCGCGCGGAAGTGGCTAGAGAGCAGGCCAAAGCTTGCGGAAAAAGTGTATTTGGCAAAGTCATCCGTGTGCGTTTGGAGTAATGGCTATGATGGATATATTTAAACGCCAGATTCCAGAAGTACCGCATGTAACCCAGACCAACCAAGGCATTGATGCTGATTCATTGGTGAAAAAGGGCAGTCGTGTTTTTCGTAACGCCGTGCGTATGTTTAAGGCGGGCATGAATGACCGCCTCACCAGTAAATGGCCATCGACACCATTACCTGCCGATTTGATCATTGAACGATACCAGCGGATTTTAGTTGCCCGTAGTCGTGAGCAGTGTGCCAACAATGATTATGGCAAACAGTATTTACGTTTATGCCACCAAAATATTGTAGGGCCTCAAGGCGTTTTACTACAGGCGCAGATTAAAAATAATGCGGGTAAGCTTGATAATAAAACCAATGATGCAATTGAGCTTGCTTGGGATAACTGGGGTAAAAAGCACAACTGCGATATTCAGGGTAAGAAGTCTTGGCGATCCATTCAACGTGCTTGCATTATTTCTGCTGCAAAAGATGGTGAGTTTTTTGTGCGAATTGTGCGTGGGCATGATGCGGGGCCGATGGGCTTTGCTTTGCAAATGATTGATGCACAGCGCTGTCCAGTCAGTTTTAGTGACCATCAGACCAGAACAGGTAATTTTATTCGTCAAGGCATTGAGTTTAATCAATATGGTCGCCCAGTCGCTTATTACTTTGATTCTGCCAATGCACAAGAGACTCAATATCGTTTTGGCTCTGCTAACTATATCCGTGTCCCTGCCGAGGATGTCATTCATGGTTATTTGGAGGACATCATTGGGCAAAAGCGCGGCTTACCGTGGACGGCAACCAGTCTATTTCGTATGAAGCAACTCGCTGAGTTTGAAGATTCAGCCATTGTGAATGCGCGTACCTCTGCCAACAAAATGGGTTTTATCCAATGGAGAGATGGACATGGACCTGAATTTGATGATGAGGAAGATGAGATTCAAATTGAATCACAGGCGGGGGAAGTTCCTGTCTTGCCAGAAGGTGCGGAATTTAAAGAATGGTCGCCCAATTATCCAACGGGTGAGTTTTTACCATTTCATAAAGCCATGCTGCGCTCGATGGCAGCAGGCATGGGTGTTTTATATAACAACCTTGCATCTGACCTTGAAGGCGTGAACTTTTCCAGTATTCGACAAGGTACTCTGGACGAGCGTGAGCATTGGAAAGAATTACAGCAATGGTTAATCGAAAGTCTAGTTGAGCCTGTTTATAACGCTTGGCTGGAATATTCATTGCTCAAGGGTGCAATCAGCAAAGGCAATGTTCAACTTAAGGCGGTGGATATTGACCGCTATAAGTCAGTGACATGGCAGCCGCGCCGTTGGCAATGGATTGATCCATCCAGTGATGTTGCCGCAGCCGAAAAATCTAAAAATAACATGTTGGTTTCACCTGGTTCATTAATTCGTGAGCAAGGTCGAGATCCACAAACGGTATGGGCAGAAATTGCCAGAGATACCCGTGCCATGATTGATGTGTTGGTGGAGCAGGGCATTAGTAAAGAAACCGCTGAAGAAATGATTTTGGCAAGTATGGGTAAAAAACCAGTGACTGGCGCTGTAGGCCGACCAAAAGAGGGTATGTAATGAAAATGAATCGATTCAACCATGCAGTTGCTTTGGCTGGGCTTGCTTTTCAGCGTGATGGCTCACAGACCAAGCCATTACCCGATTTTAATAAAGACAAATTGGTGCGTAGTTATGTGGTCGATGATTTTAAAGTTGATCTGGAAAAACGCACCGTTGAGCTTTCATTTTCAAGTGAAACTGAGGTCGGGCGTTGGTTTGGTGTCGAAATTCTGGATCATAGTCAGGGCGCAATTGATTTATCTCGATTAAATAATCGTGCGCCATTTTTAATGGATCATAACTCGCGTGATCAGGTGGGTGTGGTTGAAAGTGCGTGGCTGGATGTTTCTCAGCGTAAAGGTCGTGCCATTGTTCGCTTGAGTAAATCTGCTCGTGGAGAGGATATTCTCCAAGACATTAATGATTTAATTCGCACAAAAATTAGTGTGGGTTACATCATTAACAAAGCCATATTAAAAGAGCAGCGTGAACATGACGATGTTTATTTGATTACTTCATGGCAACCTTATGAAATTTCAAGTGTTTCTATTCCTGCGGATGATGATGTGGGGGTGGGTCGTTCAAGTGAAAAACTGAATAATGAAAAAAATCCTGCGGTTGCACAAAATGATTCCATAGCAACTATTCCAGCGAATCAGCAAAGAGCATATCGTATGAATTGGGAACATTTTACAGATAAAGATGGCAACTACTGCCGCCAACAAATCAATGACAAAGGCGAGCGTTTCGGGTCAATCGAAATTGTTCGTGCCGCCGAGGACACTGCCACCCGTGGTGCAGATCAGGAACATACCCGTGTACGTGACCTACTTGCACTAGGTAAAAAATACAACATGCCTGAGCTTGCTGCTGAGTATGTTGAACAGCGTAAATCACCTGCCGAGTTTCAAACCGCTATTTTAGACAAAATGCATGAACGCCAAGGCAAGCCGATCACTGAGCCTACGAAAGCCAATGATGCCAACCTTGGTCTAACTGATGATGAAGTGCGTAACTTCTCGTTATTCCGTGCAGTTCGTGCTTTGCGCCCAAATGCGTCTGCTGCTGAACGTGAAGCGGCCGCCTTTGAGTTTGAATGTAGCGCAGCAGCAGAAAAGGCCTATGGTCGTACTGCACAAGGGATTTTGATTCCTTCTGATGTTCTCGGACGTTCTTTGCCTAAAGACATTCAGCAACGTGCCTTTAACTTGGGTGGTGGTACAGGGGCTGGTGGTACTTTACTGGGTACTGACCATCGCGGTGATATGTTTATTGAGCTGTTGCGTAGCCGTACTACAATCATGCAATTAGGTCGTCATATGTCTGGCTTGGTGGGGAATGTTGAGATTCCTAAAGCCACTGGTGGTGCAACTGCATATTGGGTTGGTGAAGATGAGGATGTTACAGGCAGCAACCCAACTACAGGTCAGCGCGAATTAAAGCCAAAAACAGTGGCTTCACGTGTAGATATTACCCGTAGTTTGTTGCAACAGGCTTCACCTGATGCTGAAAGCTTGGTCTGGGATGATATTAACCAAGCGATTGCACTAGCGATCGACAAAGCAGGTTATTACGGTTCTGGCACTGAAAAACAGCCGCTTGGTTTAAAAAATATGTCGGGTCTGAATGCTGTGGCTTTTGATGCGGCTGATCCAAGCTATGCGGAATTTGTGGAGATGGAAAGCCAGATTGCCGCAGACAATGCGAACGTCAATAGTATGGCCTATGTCATGAACTCGCTGATGCGTGGTCACTGTAAAACTACCCCTAAATTTGGCTCAGGTACTGAAAGTGTGATTTGGGAATCAGGTGGCACGGTCAATGGCTACCGTACTGAAATCACCAATCAGATTGAAAACGGGGATGTGTTCTTCGGCAATTTCAATGACTTAATCATTGGTTTATGGGGCGGTCTGGATCTTACGCTTGATCCTTACTCGTTAAGCTCACGCGGTGGTCTGCGAATTGTGGCATTTCAGGATGTCGATTTTGTTCTGCGTAATAACGAATCTATCTGCTATGGCAAGAAAGCGCCTTAAGGTGCTTTCTCCACTCAGTTTTTAATTTTTGGATAATCCTATGAAAACAATTGTTATTGCACTGACGACCGCTGTTGTGATTGCGGGTGAGATTCACAAAGCAGGTGATCAAGTTGAAGTGGATGAGGCTTTGGCGAAAGATTTGTTACACCGTGGTCGTGGCACTTTGGTTGAAGCTGATTCTGATGATGAGCAAGACGACGAAGTTGATTTGGCAACACTGACCAAAGCTCAACTGGTTGAATTTGCAAAGCATGAGTATGAACTTGAACTGGGTGCATCACTCACCAAAGAAAAGTTGATTGAAGCGATTCAAGCCGCAGCGGAATCTGAATAATGCCAGCACCGAGTTGGGAAAATCTGGACGTATTTTTACAGGATGATTCGATGGGCGGTTTTGCCACGCAAGCGACTGTAACACTACGTCGATCAGGTGAAGAACGTAGCATCACAGGTATTTTCGATGAACCGTACTTGAATGCCCAGCTTGGTGAATATGAGGTTGACGATGCTCAACCTCGTTTTACATGCAAAGAGGTAGATGCAGTGGGTATTCGTGCCAAAGATATTTTGGTACTGAACGGACGTGAGTTCTATGTGATGTCGTACCCGCAGCAGGATGGTACAGGGTTATGCATTTTAAAGTTGGAGTATGAGGATGATCCGACTTGATATACGTGCCGATGGTATTCAAACCATTGTTGATCAGTTACAGCCGAGTCTAAAGGATGCGCAAATCGCATTAAAACGGACCTTAAATAAAATGGCCAGTTGGCTGAGTACCCGAACCGCTAAAGGTTTAAGTAAAGAGCTGATGCTCACGCAAAAAATTATTCGTCGGCGATTAAAAAAAAGCAGCATTACACAAACCAGTACAGGATTTTCTATTCGTTTGTTTTATGGATTGAATGATGTGTCATTAATTCATTTAAACCCAAAGCAAACCAAAACAGGTGTAACGGCCAGTAAGCGCAAAGTAGATGGCGCATTCATTTCAAAGTCAAAACATCAAGTGTTTAAGCGCACAGGCAAAGCACGTTTACCCATTGAAAAACAGGTCGATGTGATTCAGCCTAAGGCTGATCGATACCTTGAAGGTACAGAGTTTAATTCAGTCAGTTTTGAAGAACAGTTTTTTAAGATTTTGGAGCATGAGTTGAAATGGCAAATGAAATGGATGGGGTAGACCTTACGGTTTTACATGACACCATCGAACTCAAGCTTAAACAGCAATTTCCACAATTTAAAATTGTTGAATTTTATCGCGAGGAAGAAGAACGCCGTGCGCCTAAAAAAGAACTTTTGCCTGCATTGCTGCTAGATTTACCTGAGTTTGAGTTAGACCTTGAGAATGATGCAGGGTCAGAACAATTGCCATTAATTGCACGGTTTGAAGCGAGGCTTATAGATACTTTTGATCAAGATAAAGCCAAGCTCAAAATTAGAATATTGGCAACGCAACTTGCCTATTACATTTTTAAAAATAAGCGTTTTCATGCGCTCAATAATGTTGCCGTTGGACCTGCGATTGTGGATGCCGTGACACAGGATGATTTTTTTCCAGAGTTGGATCGTTTTGAAGTATGGCGGGTTGATTTTTCGGTGCAAATTTTGATTGGTGACAATATCTGGAAACAAACAGGTGAAGTGCCAACACCCGTCTATAGCCATTCGCCTGATATTGGTTTTGGTCATGAAGATGATTACAAGGAGATTGTATGACTGCCTATGCCGCGACTAATACAGATCGAATTGTAGGAAACTTGATTCGGTTTGGTCGCATTGTTTCAGTGGATCATGAAGCTGGTACCGCTACCGTTGATTTTGATGGTGAAATTATTGAGGGGTTGGTGTGGGCTGTTTCACGGGCAGGTGATGACCGAGAGTACCATGCGCCAAGCAAAGATGAGCAAGTGTGTGTCTTGTCACCAAGCGGAGATTTGGCACAAGGTGTAATTGCTTTTTCGATCTCGCAAGAACGATTCCCAAATGCGGGCAAAGATGAAAACCCAAAAACCATTTATGCCGATGGCACAGTGATTGAGTACAACAAGCAAAGTCATTCTCTTTTAATTGATGCATCTCAATCCAGTGGTCATGTGGTGATCAAATGCAGTTCAGCAACAGTCGATTGTCCTGATTCTACTTTTACTGGGAATGTCACGGTTAGTGGCTCTCTCAATGTGGCTGGTGCATCCAAAATGTCTGGAAATGTGGAATTTACGGGCGGCTCTGTCAAACATGGCGGTAAAGAAATTGGCTCATCGCATAAACACTCTGGCGTTCAAACAGGCGGTGGCGATACGCAGGGAGTTGTATAAATGGGCATGAGTCGAGTAAACGGACGGGAACTTACGGGTATTGAGCATCTACGCCAAAGCATTATCGATATTTTAACCACACCACTTGGTACTCGTGTCATGCGCCGTGATTATGGCTCGCGTTTGTTTGAGTTAATTGATGCGCCTGTTAACCGAGAAACTTTGGTTGATATCTATGCGGCTGTTGCAGAGGCTTTAAATAAGTGGGAAGACCGTTTGCAATTGCAGCAAGTCGATATAACCAGTGCCAAAATTGGGCAATTGATTTTGAGCTTGACTGGTAAATATGTTTTAGACGGTAAAGTAATCAAGATCGATGGGATTGTTATTCAATAAGGTGGAATATGGCAGGTATTAATTTTAATCAACTTACACCACCTAAACTGATTGAAGATTTAAGTTTTGAATCAATATTGGCGGAACGTAAAGCCTATTTTTTATCGCTTTATAGTGATGAAACTGAACGTGCAGAAATGGCTAAAACCATTGCGCGTGAATCAGAACCTGTTACCAAATTACTTGAAGAAAGTGCATATCGAGAATTGATCTTTAGACAACAGCGTAATGAAGATGTCAAAGCCTTGATGGTGATGTATTCAAGCGGATCAGATCTGGATAATCTGGTGATCGATCGTAATATTCAGCGTTTAGTCGTTAGCCCAGCAGATAATACCGTGGTACCACCACTAGCCGCAGTTATGGAAACGGATGATGATCTGCGTTATCGCTATATCTTGGCTATGGATGGTTTGAGTGTCGCGGGTCCAGAATCCTCTTATAAGTTTTTTGCGCATTCTGCGGATGGGCGTGTCGGTGATGTATCGGTTGTTTCACCAGAGGCTACGCCTTATTTGTTGGATATTTATATTCTTCAAAATGACTCAGAAACGGGAGCAGCTTCTCAGGAATTGGTCAGCATTGTACAGGCTGCATTAAGTGATGAAACAGTAAGGCCTTGTTGTGACCGCCCGACAGTGCATTCGGTCAATATCGTCAACTATAGTGTTCAAGCCGTTCTCTATGTTGCTCAGACAGCTAAAAACAGTACTTTATTGCAGCAAGCTATGGACAATTTAAATCAGTATGTGAAAGAACAGCGCCGTATCGGTCGATCCATCCGCTTGAGCGCGTTGTATTCTGTTTTACATATTTCAGGTGTGGAACACGTTGAAATTATCCAACCTGCTCAGGACGTTATTTTAGATCAGTCGCAAGCAGGTCATTGCACCAATATTGATATTCAATTGAGGGCATATGAATGAGTTCATTACTCCCCGCAAATGCAACCGATATTGAAACTAAGTTAAGTGATAGCCGAAAAACTGAAATTGAGTTAGAGCAGCGGCTTAATGTTTTAATTAATATTGATTCAGTTCCAGATCAATTTCTAAATTATTTGGCCATTCAACATTCGGTTGACTATTGGCGTAATGAATGGAGTCCATCATTAAAACGAGCAGTTCTAAAGCAGTCCTTCAATCGACATAAAATTAAAGGTACACCATCGGCAATTAAGAAAGCACTGGAACCTTTTGGCTATACAACCACTTTGGTGGAATGGTGGCAAACCAATCCGCAAGGTAAACCAGGTACTTTTTATTTAGAACTGGACTTAATTGGTAAAGAACTGAATGAAGAAGTGTATAAGGAAGTTAATCGCTTAGTTCGAGAAAATAAACCTGCTTCAAGACATCTTTCAAATCTTCAGATCACCACTAATCCGATTTTGACGATTTGCAACATTCTTGTTCATCAGACCGCGTTTACTTTTTCGAGCGAGCCAAAAGCATGAGTGAATATTACAACGTAACAACCAATGCAGGGGATGCAGCGATTGCAACTGCGATTGCTAATAACAACAAATTAAATATAACTCATGTGGCATTTGGTGATGGGAATGGTTCGGTACCCACACCGAGCAAAACCCGAAGTACTTTGGTGCATGAAGTCCATCGTCAGTCGGTCACTAAATATACTAAACATCCAAGTATTGCAAATTACATTGTGATTGAAACGATTATCCCATCAAGTGTCGGAGGATTCTGGATCCGTGAAATGGGGATAATTGCGGATAATGTTCTGATTTCGCATGGTTCTCATGCTCCATTTTATAAAGTTGCAGATCCTGAGGGTGTGAGTGAATATCGTTTGAAATTTACTCAAGATGTGCGTGATGGGAGTGTTGTTGAAATTGTTTTAGATGAGTCGCTTATTTATGCTTCACAGGAATGGGTCAATAACAACTACATTCGACGCAATGAAATCATCGATAATCTAACAACTGATGATTCAGCAAAGCCAGTTTCTGCAAAACAAGCCAAAAAGTTACAAGACGAAAAATTTGATAAAACTGGTGGCACAATCACGGGTAATGTACGGCAGCCAATTGATAATTCACAATTCACATTTGGTAATGATGAGGATTTTGGATTTGTTAAAAAAAATGGTTCTAAAGCGAAACTTGCAGTTGGAGCGAATACGAAATTTGAGATTGCAAAAAGCGATAAAGATAAGATCTCATCTCAAGATAATTTTACAACATTGCTAACCCTAGATCAGACTGGTGTCCTTTGGTCTGCCGCGGGCTACAGCGGAAATGCATCCACATCATCAAAATGGCAAACTGCACGCACAATCAGCTACTCGGGTGCAGCAACCGGATCAGTAACGTTTGACGGTTCTTCAAATGCATCATGCGTTTTAACGCTGGCAAACTCGGGGGTGAATGCTGGCACTTATGCATCAACGATTCAGATTCCGCAAATTTCAGTGAATGAAAAAGGCTTGATCACGTCAGTTTCACAGCAAAATATACGCGCAGCGACAACAGCACAATCGGGTGTTGTTCAACTTGTAGATGATTTAACAACTGATGATTCAGTAAGAGCGCTGACAGCAAAACAAGGCAAAATTTTGCAAGATGGTAAGTTTGATAAAACTGGTGGAACCGTCAGCGGAAATATCAAAACCACCGGTTCATTGGACGTTGCACAAACATTGAGTGTTGCTGGTCTTGTAAACTTTGCACCACAAAAACAAGGCGCTCATATCAGTTGGAATAGAAATGGGGGACAGGGTCGCACAGATTTCATTAATCATCAGGGCTCAGGTGGCGGTGGTTTTGATTTTTGGAATGGTAATGGTGAAGCTTATAACTTGGTTGTAACGATTGATACATCAGGTAACTACTCGGGTAACGCTGCTAGCACAACAAAACTTAAAAATACTCGGAAAATCTTTGGTCAGGATTTTGACGGAACTAATGATGTTTCAGGCAACATTACAACTAATACCGGTATTTTATCCGCAGATTCATATCACTACATAGATATTGGTAGAGAAACTGTAGATCGCATGAATTTCGCAACTTACGGGGGAATCTTCAATTTTATTGATTCAAAAACAGGCAATATAATTGCACGTTTGAATGCAAATGGAATTGACTGTAATGCGAACAGCGCATCAAAACTAAAAAACTCTCGCAACTTGTGGGGGAACACGTTCGACGGAACAACTGACACAACCGGCACGCTAAACTTCGGTGATGCCGGGGCCCGCAAGATTCTCATTAAAGCAGAAACAGTAACAGACGGTGGCTATATTGCAGTGGGCAATCAAGGGCAAGACCGCGGTTACATTGAAATCGGTACCACTGATGATGAAAACACAGAGATCTGGGCAGCTCAGCGAGGCGGTGAAAACGGGGAAATCATACGTTTAGCAAGATTACTCGATGAATCAGGCAATACTTCATTTCCCGGCAATACATCTGCATATTCATTTCAATTAGCAACAGCACCCGGTAGCACTAATAGAATTGCTCCAGGCAATGGCGATGGCGCATCGTATGATACTCACAATATGGTGATTAGGTCGTGGTGGGGTATTGGTTTTCGCGATTACCAAGACAAATGTCGAATTTTTATCGATACGCGTACCGGTAACTTAAGAACACAAGGGACGCTCGAAGCTGCTTATATTAACACTGAAGGAGATGTTAATGCTGGAAATGCGGTCACAACAAAAAATGTTGTTGCATCAACTGATGTAAAAGCCGGCGGTTGGATGTATGCTGCGAAGTATGTAGGTAAAGATGGTGGTGATGCTGAATTTGTCGGCAATGCAACATCTTCAACAAAACTTCAAACCCCTCGCAACATCGCCATTTCAGGTGCAGTTTCTGGCTCTGCTAACTTTGATGGTTCTGGAAATATTACAATCAATACGATCTCAAATAATGC